TTCAACGGAAAGAATTGAAACTGAATTGGGCTTTAAACCAAAATATACTTTTGAAAAGGGTATGAAAGAAACAATAGACTGGTATGAAAACAACTTATAAAGATGAACTAATCAAGTCAATGAATTATTTGGCTGAAAAGCCAGATACGATATTTGTAGGACAACAAACTGCTTACGCTGGAAATCCAATGTCTACTACAATATTAGATGTTCCAATGGAGAAGATGATTGAAACACCAGTATTTGAAGAAGTTCAAATGGGAATGTCAACAGGATTAGGTATGACTAATATGTGTGTAGTTAGTTTTTATCCACGATGGGATTTCTTGATATGTGCAGCAAATCAATTGATTAATCATTTGGATAAATTTAAACATATGACAGGTTATGATTCACACGTTATCATTAGAGTTGGTAAAGGTAGTGACGACCCATTAGACCCAGGTGTTCAACACAAAGCAGACTACACAGAAGAATTTAAAAGTATGTTAGATGATATTGAGATTATTAATCTTTATGATAAGTCTAACATCTACGAAACTTACAAGAAAGCATATGAAAACAAAAAACCAATAATATTGGTAGAATATCCTGAAAGGTATGGAAAATGATTTTATATGTAGGGTGTAGTTATACTTGGGGTTCTGGCTTACAATATGAGTATCTATTGGATAAAGGTTGGAGTGTTAAAGAATTAAATAAAGTTTTACCAGTAAATTCTCACTTAGAACATTTAAGTTATGAGGCGGACGAATATAGAAAACAAAACAATTGGCCTAACTTAGTTTCAAAAGAATTAAATAAATCATTTGTAATCGGAACATATACAAATGGTGGTAGTAATTTATCAACTATATTACCAGCTCTTAATAATGCTAGTATAATTTCAAGAACAAATACAATAGATACAGTAGTTGTTCAATTTACAGATTGGTTACGAGATGTGGGTGACGAGAAAATTTCAAGATATCCAGGATTCATTAAAGATATTGTTACGGAAGAGTTTATTGAAACCACAATATTAAATCAAATGAGACAAATTGTTCACGTTTGTAATGGTATAAGAGCTTCATATGACCCAAATTTAAAAGACCACAAATATCCAAAAAGTCCATATCCTGCTTGGGTCGGACTATCTTGGCAAAAAGATGTTGGTGATGTATTGAAAAAACATTATCCAGAAAACTTCACACCAATACATTATAAAGAAAAAGAATACACTTCATTTAGTAAGGTAGAAAATGGGCTAAGATTATGTGATAGTATTCGAGGTCTTAAAGATGAACATTTAAATTCACAGGGTAATAAGATGATTGCTGATTCAGTAATAAAAAAATTAAAACAATATGAATCTACTACTGACTAAAGATTACGATATAACAAAGATATCAGGTTCATCATTAGAATATTTGAATCACGAAAAGAATAAACTTGAATTAGAAAATAATCAATTATTTGATGTTTGTTTTTTTAGTTTTGATGATTATGATTTGCCAGCACCACCAGTAAAGGTTCCACCAAAAACAATTAAAGTATTTAAGAAAAAAACTATAAAGATTAGAAATGATTTTGAACAATGGTGTGATGTTCAAGGAGTTGAACAAACGGGTGGTTCTGATAATGAATCAAGCACTATCGTATCACATTATAATATACAAAGAAATGATGACATTGTCAAGGATAATTATAATTTTATCCCGCTGACCATATTCACACCAGATATGTGGTATTGTAATTCAGTTGAGTTTAATGCTATGTCTCAATACTACAAAGGTAATCACGATACATTTGCACAAGAACAATGGAAAGCTTGGTATCAACACGAGGGTAAAGAATTGATTATAAAAGAAGAATTAAAATACTTATCATTTGTAAACTTTATAAAACGATTAGGATTCAATTATGAGTAAAGTTGCGATTTGTATAGCAGGTGAAATGAGATATTGGGAAATAACAAAAAATATCTTTAATTCACTTGACGCTGATATATTTATATCTACTTGGGATACTAATGACAGACAAGATAATTATCCATATAAGTTTCACGGAAATAAAAATATAAATGATGAAATTGTAGATGGATTAGATAACTTAATAGAGGCAGAATTTTTACCAAAAGAAGTGGAGAATAAATTTACATTCAACATACCGAAGTATTGGTATTTAATTCACAGATGTAATATACTAAAAAATAAGCAAGAAGTCAAGAAAAATACCAAGTATGATTGTGTTATTGTAACAAGACCAGATGTATTGTATGATGAAAACTTATTAGATGATTTATCACACAAATTAGATGAATTGTGTGTTTATTCATCAGAAATAAACTATAAAGAAGAATTTTTTGGATTAGGTACAATGGATATTTCAGCATACGGAACTTCATCAACAATGGATATATTTTCATCATTATATAAACATATATTTATGAGTGGTGATTTTAATATGATTCCAATGGGACATTCATTAATTCCATACTATGCCAAGTATATTGGACTAAATATGGAACGTCCAAAGGTTTCACAGAACTTAATTAATAAGGTAAGAAAAGAAAAAGAATTTAATAAACTAATAGGAGAGTATAATGTTTAAAAAAATAAAACAGAAATTCCAGGAATGGAAAAACAAGAGAAAACTAAAGAAAAAACTTGAAGCATTAAAGAAACGAGACCCATTCATATATAAATAAAACTTCTAAATCTTATATTTATAGTTGTATAGATTTATGTAAATTAAGGATAGAATGCTCAAATTAAAGAACTTATTGAAAGAAGATTTAAAAATACAATCATCAGGTAAATCTGATGGTTATATTTACAATTGGAAAAAAGAAATGAAAGAGGGTAAGTTTGACCCTAAAAATCCTACCGTTGTAGTAAGTGGTTTGGGTTCATTTGAGTTCAAAACATTAAAGAATAGTATTGCAACCCAATTAGTAGACTTATCAAAGAGATTAAGAAAAGGTTCTGAAATGGATGTTGATAATGTATATTATTTATTGGTAAAGAACGATACACTATTATATAAAGTAAAAGCTATGAAAGATATTCAAGATGAGTTAAATACATCAGTATGGAAACGAAGAATAACAATGTATAAGAGAAGATAATGATTAAATTAAAAAATATATTATTTGAAGCAAGTCTAACAGGCCAAACACAAGGTTCTGAAGAAATCGGTGGTTACAAAGGTTTCTTTAAGTTATCTGAAATTGAAAAATATAAGAAGTGGTTAAAGAAAACCCTACGAGTAGAATTAGTTGAGGGTGTAAATGACCCTGGTATTTTGAAAGCAGTATTTTTAGCAGGTGGACCAGGTTCAGGTAAAACCTATGTAGCAAAAGGATTGTTTGGAATACCCGAAAGAATAAATGTATCTCAAACAGGTATGAAAATGGTTAATTCAGACAAAGAACTTAAGTATTTATTGAATAAGTTTGGATTCGGTACTGATTTAGATTCTTTGCCAGATGAAGTATTCAGTAACTTAACAAATCCAAAAGACCCAAAGTATAGTGGATTGAGAAGTTTTGCAAAAGACTTAACAGGTCAAAGAAGAAAATTATATCAAGACGGAAGACTTGGTATGATTATTGACGGAACAGGCGATGACTTTAAGAAAATCGCAATGGAAAAGAAAGAATTAGAAGAAGTTGGATACGATTGTTATATGATTTTTGTCAACACCACATTAGAAGTGGCACTTGAAAGAAACGAAAATCGTGATAGAGTTTTACCAGAAAAGATTGTTAGAGATTCACATAGAGAAGTTAATCAAAACATTGGTGGATTTCAAGGATTGTTTGGTGGTAGTAATTTTATGATTGTTGATAACAATCAACACGTCAAAGATGAGAAAAAAGCACAAAAAAGATTTAATATGTTGGTTAGACAAGGATTAGGAAAATTTGTTAAAAGACCAATCAAGAATAAACGAGGTTTATCTTGGATAAGAAAAAATAAAATATTAGGGGGAAAGTAATGTTAATATCATTTGATGAAATAATAGAAGTAACTTTACACCACGAAGGTGGATATGTTCACGACCCAAAAGATTTAGGTGGTGAAACAAACTTCGGTATAGCAAAAAGATTTTACCCAGATGTAGATATCAAAAATCTTACAAAAGAAGAAGCAAAAGAAATCTACAAGAAAGATTATTGGGACAGATATAAAGCTGAGAAATTGCCAGAACATTTAAGACATATACATTTTGATATGTGTGTTAATCAAGGGTATGGAACAGCAGTAAGAATTTTACAAAGAGCATGTAATGCAAAAGGAGCCGATATCGCCGTTGACGGAGGATTTGGACCAGGAACACAAGCAGCAATCAATACATACAAACCTACAATAGAAAGAGTTCGTTGTTATAGATTGAAACATTATTATGATTTAGTAAATAAAAAACCAGAACAAGAAAGATTCTTGTATGGTTGGTATAAACGAGCAATATCAATTTAGGAGAAATTAAATGGCAAACTTCGCAAGTAATCCGGGAAATGGTTCTTTCGTTAGTAGAACAAAGAAAAACCCAAGACCAAGTTCCTTTCATAAAACATATGAAGTAGCGGCATCAACAACATACGAACCAACAGGTTCATTTAAAAATACAGCATTTTTAGTTGAAGCAGGAACTAGTTACGCATTGACACCAGCAGACGGTGGAGATGATTTAACAGCAGGTTTAGTAACTGGTCAAGTATATAACATCGCTTTGAAAAAAGTTGTTAATGGTGGTGGTACAGTAGTTCAACTGATAAAATAATGAGTCAAGTAGGACAAATAATAAGAGAAGCAATCACAGAATTGATTGACGATAGTCGTTGTATTAATTGTGGTTCAATCACTAACGAAGACCTAAAAAAATGGTTTAGTGACAAATGGGTGAACATCGGTAAAAAGAAAAAAGGCGGTGGACATCCACCTTGCGGTACGAGTGGTGATAAGAGAGGATATGCTAAATGTGTTCCGAAATCTAAAGCCGCAGGTATGAGTAAAAAAGATAAGGAAAGTGCAACTCGAAGAAAGAGAGCAGCACAAAATAAAGCAAACAGAGGTGGTAAGAAATCTGCAGGACAAGGAAAAGCTCCAATCAGAGTATCCACGAAACCTAAGAAGTAGGAGAAGGTAATGAAGTTAGAAGAATTAGTAGGTAAATCAATTACAGAAGCTCAATTTGATGAAGCTGCAGGAGAAAAAGACGCTTGTTATCGTAAAGTAAAAGCTCGTTACGATGTATGGCCTTCTGCTTACGCTAGTGGTGCATTGGTAAAATGTAGAAAAGTTGGTGCAAAGAATTGGGGTAACAAATCTAAAAAAGAAAATGTGAATGAGTTTAAGGTTTGGAGTCTTGATGAAAAGTGTTGGAAAGGGTATGAGCAAAAGGGTATGAAGAAAATGTTCGGTAAAACATATCCTAATTGTGTAAAGAAAGAGGGTGTTCAAACTAATGTTTGGTTAGGTGAAAACGAACTTTATTACGAATCCAATACAGGTGAAGCCGGTGGATATTCATTTAATTTTAAAAAAGAAGATATCAATGAAGCAGAATATCAAGGAAGAAAAGTTAAACTTGGTAAAATTATGCAAGGTGATGCTAAAAAGTTCAAAGTTTATGTAAAGAATCCAAAAGGTAATGTCGTTAAAGTAAACTTCGGACAAGGTGGAGATGCTAAAGGTGGAACGATGAAAATCAGAAAATCTAATCCACAGGCTCGTAAATCATTTAGAGCAAGACACAATTGTGATAATCCCGGCCCAAGACACAAAGCTCGTTACTGGTCTTGTCGCAAATGGTAAAATTAAAAAACTTACTAAAAGAAGATGTAAAAATTCAAGTATCATCAAAAGATGATGGTTATATTTACAATTGGAAAAAAGAAATGAAAGAGGGTAAGTTTGACCCTAAAAATCCTACCGTTGTAGTAAGTGGTTTGGGTTCATATAGTTTAGACATACTAAAAAAGAGTGTTTCATCTCAATTATTAGACTTATCAAAGAGATTAAAAGGTGGTTCTGAAATGGATGTTGATAATGTATATGGTATGTTAGTAAAGAACGATACACTATTATATAAAGTAAAAGCTATAAAAGATGTTCAAGACGAATTAAAAACATCAGTATGGAAACGAAGAATAACAATCTACAAAAGAAAATGAAAAATAAATTAACAGAATGGTTAGTTAAACCTTTTCTCAATGAAGTAGAATTACCAATCAAAGTTGGTGATGATGTATTGATGGGTAGGTTTAAAAACAAACGAGTGAAAGTTAAGTCTATTGACTATAATGAGAAAGGTGATTTATTAATCAATGGAAGACCTGCACTCAAATTCAGATTAGTCAAAAACGACAAAAAGTTATTACCGACAAAAACCACAAACAAAAAATCAACAGAACCAGATTCAGATAGAAAAGGTGTTGATGATGAATATCCACATTACAAATTAAAAGAAGATGATAAAGAACCAAAGTTTCATTCGGTTCATAGAACATCAACATTTGACGCAACATTTGGTCGTTGGTATGCTAATTATCTTCCATTGTCTACTAAAAAAATACAAAGTATATTGGGTAAAGAAAAAGTAAGTGTATTTCACGTTGGTAATGCAGAATATGAAAGAGATATAAAACAAGTTTCAAGAATTGTTGGAAAAAAAGGAACACTATCCACATTTACATCAGTAGACAAAGGTGAGAAACTTGCAAAAGGAAAAGGTATACAATCAGGTGGTGGTATCATTTATCAAATAGAAGGAACTTTATTAGTTGCAAGCACAAGAGATATGCAATCAATGCCCGATAACACAGGTCGTAGGTGGATTGCGATTCAAGATTTAGCAGGTAAAGTTGCTGGTGGTAAAATGTATAAAGAATTAAAATCAGCCATTGAAAAAAATAAAATGGATAGAAGCTCTTGGTATAAAATAGAAAGAGAAGAAGAACAGAAGTGGATGGATAAGAATGATTATTACGGCGATTATCAAGGAGGTTATGAAGGTAAAGAAAAGGAATTGAAAAAAATAATGGGTCCTATCAAAAGAGATTGGATTAAAAAATATATTGATATGTGTTATAAAATTATTGATAAATACAAACCACAAATCAAACGACATATATTAAGTCAAAAAGATAAACCATCAGAACACGGGTGGAACGAAATACTCGTCAATCAAATTAAAGTTAAAGATGTATTTTTATTAAAGAGAAGTGCTTTACCAAACATTAAAAAAGCAGCTGAAAAAATTGCAACAGGTCAAGTTACCGTAGGAACACCAGGAAAATTTAGAAAATGGTATAATGAACGAGGTGGTATTATTAATGAATCTTTCTTTGGATTGGGAGCAGGAGATGTTCCTTCACCAAGTCGTAAAGCAGTCAAGAAAAACAAAACCGATAGAATGTCCGGATATAAAAAAATTGATGAAAGAGCAAAACAAGCAGTAGTTCGTGGAAAACTACACAAAAATATTACAGGATTTAATCTTACTTACAAAGGTAAAAAATATAAAGAAATAGATTTTGAAGCGAAAAAAATAGATAATAAAACAGAACTCGTTACTTTAAGAATATTAAATCCAAAAAAATTATTTGGACAAGATTTAAAAGTTAAATTTAGAACTATTTCTCGTGGCCCATTTATGAAAACCGATACGAGTAAAAAAGTCAATGAAATTTCAGTTGATACAAGAGCTAAAAAAGTAGTAGCAATTTATCCAGGTAGATTTCAACCATTTGGTCCACACCATAAAAAAGTATTTGAAGCATTAAAAAGTAAGTTTGGTGAAGTTTACATAACAACATCAGATATTAAAGCTCCACCAAGACACCCAATGAATTTTAATGAAAAGGTTCGTCATATGGTTAAAATGGGAATACCAAAGAATCGTATCATTAAAGAAAAGGTTCCTTATGTTGCGAATAACTTATTGAAAAAATTTAACAAAGACACAACCGCAGTAGTTTATGTGTTTGGAGCAAAAGACGCCGGTAGATTAAAAGGTGGAAAGAAAAAATCAGGTGGTTTAACTTATTATCAAGACTTAAAATCAAATGCCAACAATTTAAAAGGATTTGAAGAACACGGATACATTTATACGGCACCAACGGTAAAAGTTAGTGGTATATCAAGTGGAACAGAAATCAGAAATCTATTGGGTAGTCCAAAGTTTGACGACAAAAAAAGAGAACAAATATTTAAAAAAACATTTGGATACTTTGACAAAGGTGTTTACACTATGATGACTAACAAGTTTAAAAAACTATTTGAATTCTATCAACAACCAAATGTAAAAAAAATTATAAAAGAAGTTAGTGGTTTCGGTAGTAGTGTAAATGCAAGTGATATGTCAGATGAAGGTATGTATGATTTCTTTGGTTCACTAGATGACTACTTCAGAATATCACCGGAACACGCAGAAATATTAGGTTGGGAAGTTATAGGTTTTCCAATCAACGATACCGAAGATATGATGTTTACCATTATGGCAGATGATTATGAAAAAGATAGAGCAAAAACGGTAACATATGGTAAAACAATTAACCAAGATAGAAAAAATACAGATAGTGTTGCTAATCCATTTCCAAAATATAAAAAGAAAATGAAAAAGAATTTAGATTCATTGGGTTGGGAAATAGTTAAGTTCTTCGGTGAAAAGAAATTTAAGAATTGGAAAGGTTGGAAAGATTCACCAACTATTGGTAAAAAGGATGTTGAAAAGGGTGTTACACACATTAAGAAGATTCAGGAAGAATTTGAGCAAGAAGTCAACTTATTAATAGAAGGTGGGGCATATGGACATATGAATCATCCATTTGATGATAATAATTTGACGTTTTCAGACTTGAAGAACATAATTATTATAGGGTTAGAAGGAAAGCTAAATCGTGAAGATAAGGTTTCTGAAAAACTTGACGGACAAAACCTAATGATAAGTTGGGTAGACGGAAAGTTAAAAGCAGCCCGAAACAAAGGACACCTGAAAAATGGTGGTAAAACTGCACCAACAACCGCAGGTATCGCTAATATGTTTAGTGGTAGAGGAAATATTAAAAAAGCATTTGTAGGTGCGATGAGAGATTTAGAAAAATCAATAGGTTCTTTATCAGACTCACAAAAGAAAAAGATTTTTGGTAATGGAACCAAATGGATGAATTTAGAGGTTATATATCCACAAACAAGTAATATAATAGACTACGATGTAGCAGAAATAGTATTCCACGGAACTACCGAATATGATAAAAGTGGTAGAGCAAAAGGATACTCAAAAGAATCTGCTCGTACATTACAAGGTATGATAAGACAAGTAAATCAAAATATACAAAAAACATTTAAAATTAGTAAACCTAATTTCTTAAAGATGAGTAAAGTTCAGGACTTTGGTAAGAAGAAATCTACATTTTTAAATAAGTTAAATAAATTACAAAGTCAATATGGATTAAAAGATACTGACACATTAGGTATGTATCATCAATCTTTTTGGCAAGAATATATTTTTAACGCATCAAAACAATTTAATGTAAAGTTAGAAGACAATCAATTGGTGAACTTAACTAATCGTTGGGCATTCTTTGATAAATCATATAAAATTGGAGACATTAAAAAAGACTTTAAAGATAGTCCAAAATTTATTGACTGGGTATTAAAGACTGACAAACTTGACCACAACAAAATGTTTAAAGACAATATAAAACCATTTGAAATATTATTCTTTCAAGTCGGAGCAGAAATATTAAAGAATATGTCAGGTTTCTTAGCAGTATCACCGGACGCAGCAGTTCAAAAAATTAAGAAAGATGTAGATAGTGCATTAAAAGATTTACAAAAACCAGACAATGTACAAAAATTAAATAAATTAAAAATACAAATAGAGAAATTAGAAGCTATCGGGGGTTCAAGTGCAATCGTTCCAAGTGAAGGGTTGGTTTTCAAATACAAAGGAAACATATACAAATTCACAGGAGCATTTGCACCAATCAATCAAATATTAGGTAGTTTAAAATTTTAAGGAGTTATAATGGCAAACAGGTCAAAAGAAGCAGAAAGACAGAATAAAGCGTTACAAAATATTCTTGAAGGTAAACCAGTAGAAAAGGATTATGTTCAAGTTGGATATCAAGGTAAGAAACCAGAGGACCTTGGTGGTAAAACAAGAAAATCAGAATTGACTGATATTATGGCAGAAGTTAGAATGCCTTGGTTTTGTCCAGAATGTAAAAAAGCAATGAAGAAAAAACTTGATGATAAGTTTTGGAGAATGATGGGTCATTGTTTTGATTGTCAAGTAGAATTTGAAAACAAACTAAGAATGAAAGGTGAGTTTGATGATTGGGCAGAAAGAAAAATGTTAGAAAATCAAAAATCACAATTAAAGGATTTAGAACAAAGTTTAACAGACTTTGAAAAAACAGGTGGTAAAAAAACTTGGTATAATAATGTTGGTGTAAATACACCAATGTTAGAAGAAGATAAATGGGAAATGGCAGAAGAAAAATTTGAAGAAACAATTCAAGAAGCAAGAGATTTTATACGAGAAAAAAGAGAAATCGTAGAAAAAGCAGAACAACAACTAACAGGAGCACAATAATGGGAATCATTAATGCAATACTAAATCTATTTTTTGGTGGTAATAAAAAACAAGAAGTCAAAGAATTAGATAAAGCGATTAAAGTAAAAGACCAAGAAGTTAAAGAACTTGAAAAAGAGGTCACAAAACTTGAATCAAAGAAAAAAGTTAACAAAAAAGAAGTAGCTAAATTAAAAAGAAAAGTTACTACTACTAAAAAACAGATTGAAAAAGCTGGTGAAGCGGTAAAAGAAGACAATGCCGATGAAGCAGTTAAATTTTTAAAGAAGTTTAGTAAATAAGTTAGATACTTATATATATGAGATATTTAATTTACATATTACTAATCGGGAGTTTATTCAGTCAAGATGTGATTGAACCAAAAACCTATACCTTTACGGAGGAAGAAGTTTTAGCATTCACAAACGAAATCAAAACATTAGAACTAAAAGATAGTTTAAATGTATCTTTGGTTGAGGATTTGGAATCACAATTGAAACTTTTTGAGGAAAATTCAGTCATAGATTCTATGTTGATTGCGAATAAAACTAACCAAATTAATCTACTAAAAGACACTACAAAACTACTTGAACAAAAAGTAAAACTCGTTCAACCTAAATGGTATGAAAACAAGTGGATATACTTTACATTTGGAGTAGCTTTGACTGCTACATCAGTTAAATTAGCAGGTCAAATAGTAGACTAATGGCAGAGCAACTAAAAGAAGTAATCAAACAAGAGTATATAAAGTGTGCAAAAGATTCTGCATATTTTATGAAAAAGTATTGTATGATACAACATCCGATACAAGGAAAGATTCCTTTTGATTTATACGACTTTCAAGAAAAGTCTATAAGTGAGTTCCAAGAACATCGTATGAACATAATCCTGAAAGCTCGTCAGTTGGGTATTTCTACATTGACAGCCGGATATAGTTTGTGGTTAATGACATTTCACCAAGACAAAAATGTTTTGGTAATTGCAACCAAACAAGAAGTAGCAAAAAACTTGGTAACTAAAGTTCGTGTTATGCACGCAAACTTACCGAGTTGGTTGAAACAAAGATGTGTTGAGGATAACAAATTAAATCTGAGATATCGTAATGGTTCCCAGATTAAAGCGGTATCATCTGGTCCAGAAGCAGCCCGTTCAGAAGCATTATCATTATTGATATTGGACGAAGCGGCATTCATCGATAGAATTGATTCAATTTGGACAGCGGCACAATCTACCTTAACGACTGGTGGTCAATGTATCGCATTATCTACACCTAATGGTGTGGGTAATTGGTTCCATAAAACTTGGGTTGAAGCTGAAGAGGGTCGTGGTATGTTTAATCCAATAAAATTACATTGGACCGTACACCCAGATAGAGAGGAAAGTTGGAGAAAAGAACAAGATACTTTACTGGGTCCAAGTTCTGCAGCCCAAGAGTGTGATTGTGACTTCTTAACATCTGGTACAGGTGTGATTGACCCAGTATTGTTGGAAAAATTAAGAAAGAATTCTTGTAATGACCCATTAGAAAAACGAGGTATTGATAATAATTGTTGGATTTGGGAACCAGCAAATTATGCAAAAAATTATATTGTATGTGCAGATGTTAGTAGAGGAGACGGAACAGACTATTCTGCTTTTCACGTTATTGAGTTGGAAACTCTAACACAAGTCGCAGAATACAAAGGTAGAATAAATACCAAAGATTTTGGAAATATGTTGGTTTCTATATCAACAGAATATAATGATGCGATACTTATTATAGAGAACAATAATATTGGTTGGGCGACAATCCAACAAGTAATAGATAGGGATTATCCTAATCTATTTTATACAAGTAAAGACTTACAATATGTTGATGTTCAACACCAAATGAACAATAGAATCAACAGACAAGAAAGGAATATGGTTGCTGGTTTTTCAACGACTTCTAAGACCAGACCACTAATTATTAGTAAGTTAGAAGAATTTTTTAGAGAGGAAAGTGTAGTGGTTCGTAGTAATCGTTTGATTGATGAACTATTGACTTTCGTCTATATAAATAATAGAGCAGAAGCAATGTCGGGTTACAATGATGACTTGGTAATGTCTTTTGCTATTGGACTTTGGGTTCGTGATACTGCTTTAAGATTACGAACTGAGGGAATTGAATTAACAAAAAAAACTCTTAGTAGAATGAACGATACTGAGGGTTTATACACCCCAGAAGACGCAAACAAAAACGATAGTTGGGAGTGGGATACAGGAAAAGAGAAAGAGTCTTTAGATTGGCTCTTATAAAGTGAGGTAAAAAATGGCAGATACAACATTATTTGGTAGATTACAGAGATTATTTAGTACAAATGTAATCGTAAGAAATGTCGGTGGTAAAAAATTAAAGATAGCCGATACAGACCAAGTACAAAAACAAGTCAAGAGTCATCTTGTTGATAGATATACAAAACTACACAACAATTTAGATTTAGTGGGAACAGGTTATTCAACCGTTCATCAAATTATGGCGGCAAGATTGGCATTGTTTAAAGATTATGAATCAATGGATTCCGACCCAATCATTTCATCAGCATTGGATATCTATTCAGATGAATCTACTATGAAGGGTGAGTATGGTGAAGTGGTCACTATCAAATCTGATAATGAAAACATCAAAGAAATTCTACATAATTTATTTTATGATATTATGAATGTCGAGTTCAATCTATGGCCTTGGGTTCGTAATATGGTTAAGTATGGTGATTTCTTTTTACATTTAGACATTAATGAAAAATACGGAATTACAAATGTAGTTCCATTATCACCTTATGAAATCATTAGAGCAGAGGGAGAAGACCCAGAAAATCCTTATTATACAAAATTCTACTTGGAAAGTATTGAAGGAGCACACCCTTACTTTGGACAAAAACAAAGTGGTAAAGGAAAAATAGAATTTGAAA